GCATCCGCACACGCCCCAGTAATTGTCGTTCCATGTGTTACCCTCGATCAGTTCGGCATCGCCGGTGTCGATAAGGGCCTGCGCGAAACCGGGATTCTGAGAAAATTTCGCATGGATGACATCGGCCATGATGCCGTCACGCTCTTTCTCCCATCCCTTGCGCAGCTTGATTTTGCGCCCGATGGCTTTTGCTACATTGGGCGGGACAGTGCAGAACGCCGCGCGGTCAATCGGAACATTGCACTTTGCCGCCTGAAAAGCTGCCTCAGCGCTCCGATAGGTCAGCCCATCAATGGTGATAGGGCAGTCGCAGTAGTTGCTCAAAAAGTAGTATTCGCCGGTAAAGGCGGTGATTTGTACCTTGCTCATTTTCTTTTACGTTTCCTTTCTCGGCTGGTTGCCTTGACCTCAACGCCCGAATCATGGAGCATAGAGCGCATGAACAGGTCGCCTAAATCCTCGGTCTGGTATTCCATGTACTTGTCCACGACAGCATCAAAATGATTGACGACACGCTGGACGCTTCGCGGGGAAAAACCACATTGGAGCATGGACAGCGCCCAAACGTACTGAGCGCGAGTGCTGATGTCGGCGCGTTCTTTCATAACGGCCTCATGGACGCGCCGTTCCATGACTTTTTTGCCGTTCTGATCGAGATGAATTAACGCTTTCATACGGCAATCAGTCCTTTTTGAAGTATTTATCGACCCAGCCATCCGCGTTGAGGGGGAGCATCTGCGCCCACGAGATAGGCTTTGTCATTATTTTGGTGACGGTTTCCAGCATCGTGTCCTCATCGGCCCATGCGGGAGTGTCGATGACGACTTCATCATGGATGTGGAATACAACGTGTAGCCCCTGCGATTCGAGGTTTTCAATGGCGATTGCCAGACAGTCACGGGCGATGGCCTGCACGATGTTCTCCACCAACTTGCCGCCGTAGGTTTCCACCCGCTCCCATCGCTTGGTCGTCTGGTTCTGGCCCATATAGCTGACCGAGGGATTGCCCCAGCGGTTTACGCCGATTTCGGGGGATGGATAGTACAGCTTGCGCCCGGATGGTAGCAGAATCGTCATGTACCGAGTGCCGGTGATGACATCCAGTTCACAGGCCAGAGTGATTACGGCATCGGTAGTTTCGGAGCGGATGGTCTGTGCGCCGCCGTTGGTAATGACGGTGACGGCGGCAGAATCAACGATATTCCACAAATCACGTATCATCGAATTTGTTTCGCGCCATCTGTCCACGATGCCCTTGACTTCATCATCGGAGAGGTCGTCGAGGTTGTGCCCGGTGTCCATGCGGCGCATCGCGCTGACACCGCCCTGATAGCCGAGGGCCAATTCTGCAACTTTGCCGCGCTGGCGCAGGGCGTATTCCGGGTTGCCCTTTTTGATTTTTTCAATGGGCACATGGAACATCTGCGATGCCGATGCCTCATAGATTTTGCCGTGAGTGCGGAAAACCTCAAGCCGCCATTCCTGACCCGCCAGCCACGAAATGACGCGGGCCTCAATGGCCGAGAAGTCGGCATCGATCAGAACATTGCCGGGGGTCGCTACAAAGGCTGTGCGGATAAGCTGCGACAGCGTATCATTGATACTGCCGTACATCAGCCGCAGGCCGTCGATATTGCGGTCTTTGACGAGCTGACGCGCCGGGGGCAGGGGATGGGTATAGGTGCGGGGGAGGTTCTGCACCTGCACCAGACGGCCCGCCCAGCGCCCAGTGCGGTTCGCGCCGTAGAATTGGAGCAGGCCACGGACGCGGCCATCATCGGCGATGCAGGTTTCCAGCGCATCATATTTTTTGGTGCTGGTCTTGCCGAGTTCCTGCCGGATTTCGAGCATCCGCTGCACGTTGGCGGGCTGAGGCTGTTTCAGCATCGTGGCGACGGTTTCTTTGGTGACGCTGGTGATCTCGGCATCGCTATCAGTAGCATCGGTCAGCCATCGGGCCAACTGTTTGATGGAGTTGGGGTTGTCCAGTCCGGAGAGCTGGCGGGCCTCGGCCATCAACTGACTTTTGACCGTAGCACCGATGACGAGAGCGCCGCTCACCATTTCCATGTCAGCGGCCACGCCCCGCGCGTTCATCGTCAAGTCGGTTTCCCATTGCTTTTGCACAAACGCGGGCACGGGGAACGCCGACAAGCGGCGGTCAATCTCCATTTCGGTAACGACATCCTGCCCGTTGTACTCCTTGAACAATTTCCATTTGTCAGGGTCGTGCTTGGGCAGATTGCGGGTGCGGTTTCCGTTGGCGTTGAAGGGCTTGCAGGGAACGCAGAAATAGCGGATAAGGGCCTTGCCCGTCGTCAATTTTTTCTTATCTTCGGGCAGACCCATTGCCCTGCCCGCCGCGTCCAGAGATGCCGGGTAGCCGCAGTAGAGCGCGTGGAGCATCGTATCGCGCCACTGATCGGGGGGCAGCCATCCCAGATACTTGCTGAGAGCGAACCATTCAAAGGCCGCGTTGTAGGCGTGTTTGATGTACAAGGGATTTTTGAGGGCATTTTTCAGCCAAAGGGGAATAACCTGCCCGCTTGCCACGTCGATGACCTCAACGGGCATCCCGTCAAGACTGTACGCGAAAAGCAGGATTTCAAAGGACGGGTCGAGGATGTATCGGTATGACCCCGCCGCGCCGATACTGACAGTGCTGTAAGTCTCAAGGTCAATACTCAGATGGTGTAGCTGTTCACTCATAGCTGTTTTACCTCCCTTTTTGCAACATTCGGATGTGCCCGCAGGCGTATTCCATCTTTGCGCTGGCGGCAAGGCACTTGTCCCCGTCGGAATCCCTGTAGGAAAAGGGCCACACCATGAGATGACCGCGAGTTTCGCCGCAAATAGGGCATTTCAAATCGTCGAGCTTTTCATAAAACGGCTCAACTTTTGCCCATTCAGGGTTATTGAGGATTCCATCTGGCATCAATTCCTCGTCATACAGCACTTCAAAGGTTTTTGGGTCAATCTGGTTTGCAAAATCGGGCTTTCCGTTTTCGGTGAATTACACCCACATTGCGCCCGCCTTGAGGGTAGGGGTATCTTTTAAGAGGGTCACTTTGTAAATCATTGGGGCATCTCCTTATATCCGAGTTCGGCCAGAACGGAGCTAATCAACACGGATGTGTTGACCCCGCGCCCCTCAAGGATAAAGACGATAGCCGTAAACAGGGGCGTACCCTGTACCCACTGAACAATCTCACGAGGAGTCATGGAAGTGGCATTGTGGATGGATGCGATGGCATCCTCGTCAACAAGGTCATTTGCTCTCCATACGTTGCGGCTCTGCCGTTCAATGTCGCAGACGAGCATCGTCTGCACGGTTTCGGGGCGGCGCAGGAGCATCCGCACAATGTTCATAAGGTGCGAGGTTTCCAGTTCTTGGATACTCACAGCCGTATCATTGTTTGTGCGCCACATTTCGGCGTTGTCAAATCTGGTTTTCATTTGGGCATTTCCTTTCCTTATTTATAAGGGAATCCGCATAGGCCGCGCCCACAAGGGGCGCGGGGATAATTATGATTTACGGATACGGAAGCAGACGGGCGCGGACAGCCATAGGGTGGGAGGCGCCGGCGTAGTTCGCATAGCCGTAGTAGCTCACATAGCAGAAGTCGGAGGAGCTGCCGGAGCGCTGAGAAGATGTCCAATAGGCAGTTGAATCACCGCCGTGTTCGTCCATCTTCATGCGATGGCGGCGGTCTTTGTACCAATCCATCTGCTTGTACAGCCCGTCGTCGCCGAGAACAGCATCCCCGCTGAACAGTTCAGACGCAGCGGGCAGAAATAAGCGCTCAAGGCGGCCTACCTTTTTGCCGTCGATGGTGTGCTTGCGCTCAGTATCAACGATGGCCTCGCGCAGTTCATCCGGCAGCAGATGATCGATGCGGTCAAGCCATTTTTCGACCTTGTTATAGGTCATGCCGTCACCGAGGCAATCCACAGAATCAAAGCGGATGGCCTTATCGTCGATGTCGGTAACAACGCACTCAATGTGACGGCCATCCAGCAGGTCAAAGGCCAGCGCATCGCCAATATGCGGATTGGAAGTGATTTCTTTCAGGGCAGTACCGATGTCAATATCGGTGCAGACGGTTTTACGCAAAGTTGCAAAGCTCATTTGTAAGTTCCTTTCCTTTATATATGGTATGGGCTTGATTTTCCTCTTGATTTCTGCCCCGGAGTCGGAGTTGAACCGACATCGCGCGCTTGCTCTGCCATTGAGCTATCCGAGTACATGAGAGGAGGGGCCGTAGCCCCTCCCGGTATAGAAAGAGGTGGATGGTTATTTAATCACCAGTACCCTGCCGAAAAGCGTGGTAGCTGGGTCGAACAGGGTATCACGCACCCTGTGAGGGAGTGTTTCGATTACATCGGATTCCCGGTAAGCGGATTCACAGCGCCGCCAGTGGCATACGTCTGTGTAGCGCCGTTCCACGGTGCCAGGTTCGCGGCAGGCGCGGAGTAGGGCGGCTGGTACACGGGCGCAGCCGGAGCGGCAGTCGGCGTAGGGGTTGCCTGCGGCCAGCCCTGCTGCATGGGGGCGGCAGGAGCTACGGCGTTGCCGACACCGGCGAAATCAGATGCGGCAGATGCACCGCCAGACAGCGGCTCACCGTCACGGGTTTTCATTACATTGCCCAGCCCACAGCCGACACCGCGCTTGCCTGCGGTGTTAAAGGGGTAGAAGCGGACAGTCACGCGGGCATACATACCGCTGTAAATGTCCTGCGGGGCCAGTTCCGCGTTGATGTTGTCCTGCCCGACGACCTGCGGCTTGTTTTTGGTGCTGGCGGTGATGACCCAGCAGCCGTGACATTCATCGCCGAACGGGATGCCGCTGGGGCGCACACCGTCGCCGTCGTGGATGATGGAATCCAGATTCGGCGGGATAATGCCGCCCCACAGCGTCCCCGCGCCGATCTGAGCCGCCGCCTGAATGGCACTGCGGAAGTCGGCGATAGTGGCGGTGTCGGTCTTAGGAATCAGCAGCGTGGCGCTGTACTTGGCATCGCCCACGCCGCCCTGCGGCTGACGGGGCTTGTCGAGGCTGACATAGGACAGGCGAACCTCGCAAGTCAAACATCTCTGTGCATCGTTGTTATACATGACACATTTCCTTTCTTATTCGGTTTCAGTTGTATTTTCTTCGTTGCTATCATCGAAATAGGCATCGGTGATTTCGGCAAATTCGGGGTAGCGGTGCATGGCATCGAGGATGTCGGTCTGAGCGCGGCAGATGGCAGCGCTGACATCGGCAAGCATTGCCGCGCGGCGGGCGGTGTACGGGTGCATCCGTCTCGGAGAAACCATACGCGGGACAGAGTTCAGAATGTCCACGAGTTCGGCAGATACCAAAACGATGCGGGCCGGGGCCGCGATGCTCTCAGGAATGTCCGGGTCATTAGCAATGCTACGAATTTCATCAACGATGCTGATGTCACCGTCCGCATCCTCAGTATCATCGCAGGGTGTAGCCGTCTTGGCGTCCTCACACCCATCGCGGTTTTCGCAATTCTTGCAGTCATCCTCGTCTTTGGCGAGAGATTCCAGCAGTTCTTTGACTTCGCCATCAGGTGCGCCGCCGACAGCGATAATGTTCACGCCCTCAACCTCGCCGTTGCGGATAGCCTCGCGCAGTTTCGGGTCATGCTCAGCGGCCAGTTTCAAGAGCATTTGGGCCAGAGGGCTGTTTTTCTCAACTTTCATTTCTGTACCTCCTCAGAATTGAAAACCCATTGTAATTTGGGGTGACATTTCAGCATCTCGATAAAGAAGTCCAGCCGGGTTTTGCGGTCATAGCTGAATTTCAAAGTGTCGTAGGTGCGCTTTTTAAGAGCTTTTTTGCTTGCAAGTTGCTTTTTAGCATCCTGCAATTCGGCATTGGACAGTCGAGTGCCGACAGGGTGCTTTTTGGTGCGGATGACGGTTTGCAGGTCTGATACCTCAGTAGAGATGTTCACATAGGCATCTGCCGCATCCTTGCGGTCACGCTCGTACTTATCGCGCTGCCGCTCCCAGTAGGCCAGCAGCTTTTTGGCCTTATCCTCGCACTTTTCATCCTTGACGAATTGGGAGAGGATGGCAGGCATCTTATTTTTGGGGCAGTCAACCAATAGCGGCAGATATAGCTCCATCTCAAACCAGCCATCGTCCCGATGGTGATAGCTGATTGTGATATGGTCGTAATCGTCGAACATTGGTTAAACCCCTCCAAAATCAGCGGCAGCGCTGTTGTACGGTTCGCGCTTGTCAGATTCGTCAACTAACGTCGGCTTGCCCATCGGGCGGTCAATCTGGTCGGCCAGCAGTTCGGCAAACTTTTTCTTGCCAAGCCGCTTTTCCAGTTCGGACAGGGAAACGGGCTTGCGATCATACAGCATGGCCTCATCGTAGCCCGCCTTGATAAGCGTTTGGAACGCGGCATCGGTGTCATGGAACGCGCGGACGCTACGGCCTGCAACGACTTTCCAGCCGGGAATTTCACCGCCGTCGAGAATTGTCTGCTGTGCATAGGCTTTCAGATCGTCATACCAGCTCACCAAAAACTGACCGCGCGTCAGCAGTTGACCGATTTCTTCATCGGTCAGCGCTTTTTGCAGGCCCATCGCGCGGCGCGTGATGTTGTCTTTCGGTTCATCGGCGGGGACGCGACCCATAGGTACACACGCGGCGAAATCTTCCAGCGCCGTGTTGATGTTGGCACGGGCGCGGCATTTTGCCTTGCCCCGGCAGAACTTGCAGTGCTCGCCGGGAACAAATATGCCGGGGCCGTTGAACGCCTCCACAGCGAGGGGATGGATTTCGGCGCCCCACGCCAACAGGTCATCCACGGTCATCTCATCCTCGGACGGGTCGGCGCTGATTCGGGGCTGGATGATGGTCATGCGCACCTTTTTGATGGTGTCGCCGTACAGGGGGCGGTACTTCGCAAGGGCACCGAGGGCGTAAAGCCGCATCTGCGAATTGCCCACGGCATCCACACGGACACCCTTGCCGTGTTTGTAGTCAAAAATGTTCAGCGTGTCATCGCCGATTATCACGCAATCACAAGTACCGAAGCCCTCCGGCACAACATCGGAAAAGTCTACCTGCTGCTCCGTCATAATTGCCGGAGGATTGGTGTAGCCCAGCGCCTTTTCCATAATCCAGTCGCAGTAGACCTTGGCACAGGTCAGCATTTCGGGCTGATAGAGCTTGTTCCGCTGCAGGGGACGCAGCTCCTCAGCCATTGCATCCACATCGCCACGGGTCTTGACGAACAACTCGCAAATGCTGTGCGCCAGCGTACCCTCCTCGGCATAGACGCTCGTACTGACCGGAAATTGCGCCTCAAACGTAGGCGACGCAGTACAGACCAGATAGCGGTGCGCATTGGACGCGCCACATTTGGCGTGAATTTCAGGGCTTGCCATTTGCTTTCTCCTTTTCTTGCTGTT